TTAAGCCGGTAAGCTGTGATGCTGTCGGCTGTCATCACCGACTGAGCGAATTCCCAGTCGATAAGTCTATTATAGCACAAGATAGTATCTATGTCAAGTGTTTTGTTATGTTCTATATCAGTTAGTGCCCTTCTTTATTGTATCGTAAATTGTGTGGTGTACGCACTCGTTGGTATGCACCTTGCCTTTGCTGTCCGTGTACGACTCACCGCACCCTGTCGCCCACTCCACGAGCAGGAATGCAAAGAGCAGAACAAACGCCGCACTGAGTACACCTTGGAGTAGCCAAATCACTAACGGCTTGAGGTATCGTGTGATGACATGTTTCATAGCGTCTTCCCTTCCTGTTGTTTGTTCTCGTAGTCCGCAAACTCTGCCCAAGTACGTGGGAACCTGCCCTCTGTCTTGCGGAACAGTACCGCATTGCAATCACTGCACCATGCGCTGTATGACTTGCATGGCTTGATCTGCCGTATGTGATACATGCCCTCGTAGTCAAAGCTAAACGACCTTGTGCCCATGCGCTTGATGATCAGGCGCTTGTGTTGGCGCTGTTTCATAGCGTCTTTCCTTCCCTGAGTTGATACATTGCTTGCAGTACGGCGAGCCAGTACTTGCGTCCTTCCTCATGGCTATCGTATGCGAACGCATGGTCTGTAGCCCGTGCATACGGCGTGTAACTGCTGTTGGCGTACATGCTGAGCATGCGCTTGGCGGTGCCTTCGGGGTCGATCATGACTGCACCCGCTTGGGGTTGAGTTCCTTCAGGTCTTGCATGTCGGTAAACAACATGTAGTTTGACTTGTGCATTGGCACGATGGTGCGGACAGTTGCCCTTGCTTGGGCGTCTCCGCATGGCATGCAGATGTGGTAGCCAGCGTTGGCTCGCTTGGCGGCGTATATGCCGTAGCAGATGCTACAGCGGGGTTTGAGGCGTCGGTTGTGTCCCATGTAATGTAACTCCTGATAAGTTGTTAGGGATTCCCTAACTGAATGTGCAGGGTGGCATAGCCACAAGTTCTGTAGGCGAATTCCTACTGAACTACCTATAGTATAACACACAATCGTGCCAATGTCAAGTGTTTCGTGAGGGGGTTTATCGGGGTGTGTAGAGTTCTTGAGAGTAGTGAATGTTCCTGTAATGTAGCTGTGCAAGTCCTTGATTTGCAAGACTGTTCTAAAAGTACCGTCAAAAAAGGAATACCCTGACCTTTTTGGTTTTTTCTCAGTCGAACCCGTAACAACTTTGAAAATTCTGAAAAATTATGGGAAAAAACTTTTTACCCTTCGGACTCTTTTTAAGAAAACGAACATTACATTACTATCTATCTATATATATCTATTCTTATCTTATCTTATCAGTGCAAACTATCATGCAAATGTAGCCCGTTGCATCCGATGCAGTTTTATAATGTTCTTGCCGAAAAGAACATTGCGAACTTCTTAGCTAGAAAAAAGAACATTAGGGGCGAAAAAAAGAACATTACCAATTAGAAAAAACAAGTTATGGTGTGTGGTAAAACGAACACTATAAACATGCTAAAAGCGAACAGTAGAACAGTCTGTAAAACGAACAATAGAACAAAGCTAAAAACGAACAGTACGAACTCACCGCCGCTATAGGAACTGGTTTCGGGTGTTAGGGAGTCCCTAACAGAGTGCAGAAACGGTAGAGTTAAGCCATGTAGCATATCACATGGTGTCATGTTATTGTGTGGTCATGAGCCACTGGCTCACCGGGCGGGGCATGTAGCGCGTCACGCCGTGCTCGCCGCCGCTTCAGGAACTGGTATCTTATGTTAGGGAGTCCCTAACATGTACAGGTGTGCAGGAAAGTACAGGCGAAAAAAAACCCCCAACCTTTCGGTCAGGGGTCAAGTTCAGGGGTTTACATGATACCGAATGCGCTTTCGTCTCCATCATAAAACCAATCAGTGTAACTAAAAATGCTACCCTCAGTGCTCAGGTATTGCCCATGCACTGGCTCATCATCTGTGGATTCTTCTAACCCTGCATCTTCTAGGGTTTCAAACTCTACGATATCTTCCCATTGCATTTCATCGACAAGGTCTAGGGGTCTGTGCATAAAAACCTTTCAGAGTTTAGAAAAAACCCTGACTATTCCTAGTCAGGGTTTCAGGGTCTAATCAATTACTTGATTAGAGCAGATGCACCTTTCAGGTGTTTCAGCATATCAACTACGCTGAAACTTGAACCTTCCAGTTTTTCCACCTTGGCAATCCATGCCGCCAAGTCCTTTTTCAGCCTTGCATCAAACGATGCAGAGCGGGTTCCAGCGCCGTCTGACTCAGCGGCCATTTCTTCACGCCTTACCAGCGCATTGCGCAGGTCTTTCACCTGTGAGCCGATTTGCTGTTGCCAGTAGCGTTTGCTCTGCTTTTGCTCATCGCTGAGCCCTTTAGCGTCCTTCTTCAAAAGCGCCTGCACTGTAGCCGTGAAGCCAAGCACTACGCTGATCTTCACGCTATCAAAGAGCACTGTGCTCTCACCCTGCTTAGGTGCTACTAACATCTCACTGGTCACGCCGTCTGCTATCAGCAGATCAACGGCTTTCACCTTGGAATTCCCTACGCCCACAACCTTGGCTGTCCATGCACCAATGGCCGCTACTGTAGCGGTAGAGAGTTTTGCTGTTGCTTTCATCTTCGACCCCTTTCAAGGGTTTACCGAATCAAGTGCGTTACTGATGTTCGCGTTCCCTGAATCGATAAATCAATTGTGACCAGATAATGCATGTTCGTCTAGGTAATGGCATGGTTAGATATGATCTGATACGATTCGCTAGGCTGTTAGGGATTCCCTAACATGGCAAAGCCGAATGCCCTACATGGCTGACCCACCCGCACCCGACCCCCCGCTGTATGGTTAGGAGTCCCTATGGCTGTGTAGGTATGCTATTCCGCTCAAATGCCCCCCACCCCCAAAAAGTGCTTATCGCTACACAAAGTAGCTTTGGCTCAACGTAGCGACTACCCCCTATCATGTTTATACGTTACCCACAAAAATTTTTTGTACCAATCCATAGGAGTACCCCCCATAACATCTTTTAGGATACCCAAGTAATAATAAAAGCAGAGTAACGTAAAACACCCCCCGTAGGGAAGTTTGACACCTGCAAAAAATAAGTTACTATCACGTATCGGTCTACACGGACTTGCGCACAATGACACTTGAACTCATGCCAGAATTCGGGGTGGAGATCATCCCAGACATTCCATACCTCGACCTGCGAGAAAGGGCCGATGCTGCTTGTCGTTCTATTCTTCTATTAGAAGAACATGGACTGGAGGTGCAAGAACCCAACGAGGGAGATGCACAGATTGCGGCCACGCTGACTGCGGCATACGCCAGCAACCCGCACAACACAAGTGTTGCGGCGTCTAACATGCAAGCGTCCGGCCTTACACCTGCATCACTCAAGAATATCCGCTCGTACCTCGACGAATACGGCAGGGCAGTAGTCACACACGCACTTGAAGTGCGTCACATGGTGACCAACAGGTTGCTGGAAGAGTCTCAGAACCCTGACCCACGCATCAGAATCCGTGCACTGGAGCTTTTGGGCAAGCACTCAGACGTTGGTTTGTTCACAGACCGCTCGGAAGTGACCATTACCCACCAGTCAACGGACGAGTTGAAGGCGCGACTGCGTGCCAAGCTCCAGCGGCTCATCCAGAAACCCGATATGGCCGACGATGCTATCGAAATTGGTGGGGATGTGATTGATGTGGACGCAGAAATGGGCTTAAGCACCCCGGAAATGCCCGCTGAACCCGTTTTTGAGCCGGAAACCGAGAATTTTGATGACTGAGACCGCCGTTCTCGGTGCAAATGACTTTACGGAAAAAGAAATCCGGCTGATGCAGGACAACATTGACGCCTACACCCCCGAGGAACAGGCCGAGATTGAGAAGATTGCAGACATTATTGACAGTCCCTAGAAGGCTAAGGCGTGTTTTAACGATCTAATTGAGTTTTGCAAGCACATGCAGCCGGACTATAAGGTGGGTAAGCACCACCGCAGGTTGGCCAACTTGCTTATGGACATTGCTGCGGGAAACAAAGACCGCGTGTGCGTGAACATGCCACCACGGCACGGCAAACCTCAGATGGCGTCTATTTATTATCCGGCTTGGTTCTTGGGAAAGT